ATAGGTGAAATATATAACATTCAAGGACTTAAAATAGCATTGCCTTTAGAAGAGAACGTTCATAAGTTTAAAGAAAATAAATGGACAGTTTTTGAATATCCTAAAGTTTTAAAAAAAATAAAAACAGTATTCGACTGGAGAGAATATCCAGAAGATTTTAAAGAGCAATGGTATGAATATATTAATGAAGAATTTAGAAGGCGTGAAGAAGGTTTCTGGTATATTAACAAAGATAAGCCTACTTACATTACTGGCAATCATTATATGTACTTGCAGTGGAGTAAGATTGACGTTGGGCAGCCAGACTTTCGAGAGGCAAACCGTCTCTTTTTCATATTCTGGACCGCAGTACACGCTGATGCAAGGTGTTACGGTATGTGCTATCTCAAGAATAGACGTTCAGGCTTTTCGTTTATGGCGTCCGGAGTTACAGTGGATATGGCGACCATATCAAGCGACTCACGTTTTGGGATATTGTCCAAATCTGGCTCCGATGCTAAGAAGATGTTCACCGATAAGGTTGTACCAATATCCGTTAATTATCCATTCTTTTTCAAACCGATCCAGGACGGTATGGACCGCCCAAAGACCGAACTCGCATACAGAGTACCAGCGTCCAAGTTCACAAGAAGATCAATCGTATCAACCGAGCAGACCGAGGATCTCACCGGGTTGGACACCACGATCGACTGGAAAAACACGGGGGACAACGCCTACGATGGAGAGAAACTCAGGCTCCTCGTCCACGACGAATCAGGTAAATGGGAACGCCCGAACAATATTCAAAACAACTGGCGCGTTACGAAAACCACCCTTAGATTAGGTAGTAGAATTATCGGTAAGTGCATGATGGGATCAACATCAAATGCTTTAGATAAAGGAGGCGCGAATTTTAAAAAATTATTTTATGACTCAGATGTCACAAAAAGAAATGCAAATGGACAGACACGTTCAGGACTCTATTCTTTGTTCATTCCTATGGAATGGAATTACGAAGGATACATTGATTCTTACGGTTATCCTGTCTTCGACTCACCAAAAGACCTTGTTAAAGGCCCTCACGGAACACCGATTACAATTGGAGTCATTGAATACTGGCAAAATGAAGTTGATGGTTTAAAACAAGATCAAGATGCTTTAAATGAATTTTATAGACAATTTCCAAGAACTGAAGAGCATGCTTTTAGAGATGAGGCTAAATCATCTTTATTTAATCTAACTAAGATATACCAACAAATAGATTGGAATGCTGATTTAAAAAACAGCGGAATAATAACTCAAGGAAATTTTCAATGGGTAAATGGTGTAAAAGATACTAAAGTATTATTTATGCCAAGCAAACAAGGTAGGTTTTTTTTATCTTGGACACCACCTATTGAAATGCAAAACAGAGTTGTAATCAAAAATGGATTAAAATGGCCAGGTAACGAACATACTGGAGCTTTTGGTTGTGATAGTTATGACATATCAGGTACTGTTGACAGAAGAGGTTCTAATGGTGCTTTAACAGGTTTAACTAAGTTTAGTATGGAGAACGTTCCACCTAATCATTTTTTCTTAGAATATATCGCTCGTCCGCAGACAGCTGAGATATTTTTTGAAGATGTATTAATGGCTTGCGTTTTTTATGGTATGCCAATACTAGCAGAGAATAACAAACCAAGACTTTTATATTATTTTAAAAGAAGAGGTTATAGAGGTTATTCAATGAACAGGCCAGATAAAAAATATAATAAGCTTTCTACAACAGAAAGGGAGATAGGCGGAATACCTAATTCAAGTGAAGATATTAAACAAGCACACGCTGCGGCTATAGAGTCATATATAGAAGAATATGTAGGTTTAAAAGAAAATGGAGATTACGGTGATGTTTATTTTCAAAGAACATTAGAAGATTGGGCTAAGTTTAATATAAATAATAGAACATCTCATGATGCTTCTATAAGCTCAGGTTTAGCTATAATGGCTTGCAATAAAAATAAATATAGACCAAATCCCGTTATTCAAAGAAAAGTTTATGATTTAGGTTTTAAAAAATATAACAACAAAGGTACATTGTCAAAAATAATCGAATAGATGAAAATATATACTAATTCAAATAGCGCTTTTCCAAGTCAGGTAGTACCGGATGCGGAAAAAGCTTCATGGGAGTATGGATCTCAAGTAGCTTCCGCTATTGAAACTGAATGGTTTGACCAAGGAAGAACTAACGGTAATAGATACTTAACGAGTTGGAATAACTTTCACAGTCTAAGACTATATGCTAGAGGCGAGCAGCCTACACAGAAATATAAAGATGAATTGTCAATAAACGGTGATTTGTCTTATTTAAATTTAGACTGGAAACCAGTACCAGTTATATCTAAGTTTGTAAATATAGTTGTAAATGGTATATCACAAAAAGAGTTTGATATAAAAGCTTTTTCACAAGATCCTGAGTCGGTTAAAAAAAGAACCAACTACGCAACAGCTATTGCTGAAGATATGTTCGCTAGAGAGCAAATAGCTTTAGCCCAACAAACATTGGGTATTGATGCTTCTCAGTCTAATATACCACCACCGTTACTACCTGAAACAAAAGAAGAATTAGAGCTGCACATGCAGCTAAGCTATAAGCAGTCAATTGAAATAGCAGAAGAAGAAGCTATATCAACAACACTAGCTAAAAATAGATGGGAGTTAACTAAACGTAGAATTAATGAAGATTTAGTAGTATGTGGAATAGCTTGTGCTAAAACAAACTTTAATAAATCTAATGGAGTAACAATAGATTACGTTGATCCAGCTCATGTTATATACTCTTATACAGAAGATCCTAACTTTGAAGATATATATTATGTTGGTGAAGTTAAGTCTATAACTATACCGGAACTTAAAAAACAATTTCCGCAAATTAGTGAAGAAGAGCTAGAGAAAATACAAAAAATGCCTGGAAACAGGCAGTATATAACAGGTTGGGGTAATTATGATGCTAACACTGTTCAGATATTATATTTTGAATATAAAACTTACATGAACCAGGTTTTTAAATTAAAACAAACAGATAATGGTTTAGAAAAAGTTATTCAAAAAACGGATGAATTTAATCCACCGCCGGCAGATACTTATGATAGAGTTTCAAGAAGTATTGAAGTACTATACAGCGGCGCTAAAGTCTTAGGCACTAATACTATGTTAAAATGGGAATTAGCTGAAAACATGACAAGACCAGCTTCAGATAGTACTAAAGTTGAAATGAATTATGCTTTATGTGCACCTAGAATGTATAAAGGTAGAATAGAATCTTTAGTTAGTAAAATAACTGGTTTTGCTGATATGATTCAAATAACTCATTTAAAAATGCAACAAGTATTGTCTAGAATGGTACCAGATGGTGTGTTTTTAGATATGGACGGTTTAGCAGAAGTTGATTTAGGCAACGGTACAAACTATAATCCAGCAGAAGCATTAAATATGTATTTTCAAACTGGTAGTATTGTTGGTAGATCATTAACGCAAGATGGTGAATTAAATAGAGGTAAAGTACCTATTCAAGAATTAACATCATCAGCTAGCGGTGCTAAATTACAAAGTCTTATACAGACTTATAACTATTATTTACAGATGATACGTGATGTCACGGGATTAAATGAAGCTAGAGATGGTAGTATACAAGATAAAGATTCGTTAGTAGGTATAGCTAAAATGGCCGCTAATCAATCCAATATAGCAACTAAACATATTAATCAAGCTAGCTTATATTTAGCTCTTAGAATATGTGAAAACATATCTTTAAAAATAGCAGACGTATTATCTTTCCCTTTAACAAAAAACGCTTTAATTGAAAGCATATCTCTTTATAATGCTCAAACATTAGGTGAAATATCTAACTTAAATTTACATGACTTCGGTATATATTTAGAGTTAGAACCTGATGAAGAAGAAAGAGCTCAGTTAGAGCAAAACATACAAATAGCTTTAAAAAATAACGGTATTGATCTTGAAGATGCTATAGATATTAGACAGATAAAAAATCTAAAGCTAGCTAATCAACTACTGAAACAAAAAAGAAAAAAGAAAATAAAAAGAGATCAAGCTCAACAAAAGCAAATGATTGATGCACAAGCGCAGGCAAATGCTAAAGCCTCTGAAGCTGCTGCTATGGCTGAGGTTCAAAAGAATCAAGCTATGACAGAGTCTAAAGTTCAAGTTGAACAAGCTAAGTCTCAGTTTGAAATACAACGTATGCAAACAGAGTTAACCGTTAAGCAACAATTAATGGCTCAAGAGTTTGAATACCAAAAACAACTAGCTCAAATAAAACTAGGTGTTGAAAGTGAAAAAGAAAAAGAAATAGAAGATAGAAAAGACAAAAGAGTTAAACTACAAGGAACTCAACAAAGTCAATTAATAAATCAACGACAAAATGATTCTGCTCCTGTAGATTTCGAAGGAACAGACTCATCGCAACTAGGCACGTTTGGTTTACAAAATATGATGCCGCCTAGTTAACATTTAATAATTATATAATATTTTATCATGTCAGAAGAAACAAAAGTAAACGAACCTGTCAAGCAAGAAGGTGAGTTTAAAATCAAAAAAAAGAAACCTAAAAATTTAGGAAATCAAGGTAAAGATAACTTAATAAAAGTAGATCTTACTAAACCAGAAGCTCAGGGTGAAGTTAT